ATTTGATGGTGGATTACATTATCTTCAAACATTAGGTCTAACTGGTGCCACTGGTGGATTTAATAACGCTATACAAAAGGATTCTTTAAAAAGCTTCGTATCTGTTACATCATCTAACGATGAAAAATTTATAATTGGTGTAGTTTCTGGATATACAGGAGGTTTAACGGGGGCATTAATAAACCAATTCTCTGAAGCTTCTCTTGTTAAATTAAAAGTTACCGGAACTAAAGAAGTTTCGGGAGAATTAAGAATATTCTTTACACACCCTCTCGATAATGCTTTCTATAGGGGACAAGGTATATCTGTTGGTCCTACATATAACCTAACGTCATATAATACTGGTGCATCGGGAAGTAATAAACCATTCTATACGGATGCTTATCAATTTGGTAACTCCGATTATACCGATATTATTAGTGTAGCTACACCTGATGGTGTTACTGGACCTGGTGCTCCTCTGGGAGTTTCTAATGTTCTAGTTGGCTACAATGCTTCACCATTATTCCAGGATAATAAATATGCAGCAATTGCTGATGGTGATTTGGTTTGGAGAAACTCTGCAGGTACTAACCTTAGCTATCTGGGATTTGAAACCACTGTTGATAAGGATCAATTTGACCTGACATATGTTAGAACATTCAGTAATGTTGACAGGGCCGAGGCGACTATAGTAAACGTTCCTGCATTTGGAGCTACTTATGCTTCTGATAATGTGGGGTTTCCTGTAAGCGCACAAGCATTTGATATAATTTCACAAGAAGGATCTATTAATCAATTCATAGATTGTACTAGAATAGACGTTACAACATTCTTGATAACTCAGGACAGCCTTGGTAATGTTCCTTTATCTGTCGGAGATTTGGTTGTTTCTACGGATCTTGATATATGTGAACCAGTAACGGGTAACAGACAAAGCAGATTAGCTAAGGTTACTTCGGTTGCTACCACGACAACTCTTGGAACATACAGGGTAAAAATAGCAAGACCAGCTCTCTATTACACTGCTGGCGTTGGACTTAGAATTCAAAAATTCCTGTCGATATCCCAATTTACAAGATCTTTTGACTTCACATACTTAAGCGGATTCACAATGACTGACTCGCACAGACCTAACGGTAGTGACGCTAGACTTAGTGATATACTTGATGTTATGTATGATACCAACATAGCTAAAACATTAGCCTCTAAGGACATTATATCATTCAGATACGTTGTGGATACGTTTTCTGGACAGATTTTACCTAACTCTAAATACCAACTTAGTAAGCTTGCTAAATTAAGACAACAAGCTCTTGCTATTATAAATGCTCCTTCAATGGCACAATTTAGAGCTAGTACGGATCCTAGATTTACTGATGCTCCAACAGAACCAAATCCATATCCGAAATTAAATACTGCTTATATCGCAGATGGTGGTAATTTATCTCTTAATCCTACATACACCTTTAGTTTACCTAGTGAAGATGATGGATCTAAATTCTGTGGTTTCTATTCCCCTTTTATTACAGTAAGGGAATCAAATAGAAATATAGATGTCCCACCAGCAGCATACGTTTCTAATAACTTCCTTAGAAAATTCGCAAACGGTGAACCTTATGCAATTATCGCAGGACAGAAAAGAGGGGTTATAAGCGGAGGAAATATCGTCGGTGTTGAATATGACTTTACTGATGAGGATAGAGGAAACTTAGAGCCTTTCGGTATAAATCCAATCATCAAGAGAAGAGGTATCGGAGTAATTATCTTCGGTAACCAAACTGCTTACCAACAAGTTAACTCAGCTTTCAACTTGGTCCATGTAAGGGATCTTTTAATCAGTATAGAAAGCGACGTACAAGAGATATTAGCTAACTACCTATTTGATTTTAATGACGATTCAATAAGACTTGAGATTAAAACATTAGTTGATAATTACCTTGATGGTGTTAGAGCAGGTGGTGGTGTTTATGCTTACCAAACTATAATGGATGCATCAAATAACACTCCGGCAATCATCGATATGAATATGGGTATAATTGACGTTATAATTGAACCTGCTAGGGGAATTCAGAAATTCATTAATAGGGTTACTGTTACTAGAACTGGTGGAATCGCAGCTGGAGGATTCGTACAATTTGTATAATCAAATTTTTGAATATTTAGAAGCAAAAGATAAATATAATTAGATATGGCAGGATTATCACATTTTCAAAATTCACTATCAGGAATAAACAAGTTTGAACCTGTTTATTTAAACCAGTTTGAGGTTACTATTTTACCTCCTGCTGCTGTTGCTGGTGGTGAGATATTACTACAGCACGTTAATAAAGTGTCTGGCCTTTCTTTGGATAAAAACCCTGGTGTTATAGCACAAAAGTATAAATTTGCTAAAAGAAACTACGCTGGTGCTAAACCGGAGAACACCTATATGGACGTGAGTTTAAGTTTTACTGTCAATCTTAATGACGCTAATTCGATGTATGTACATAAAACATTAAGACAATGGTCAGATTTAATCTATAATCCCTTAACTGGTGCTATGGGTCTTAAAAACGATTATACAGGTACTATCGTAATATCAATCTTTAACAAGCAAGGTGATGTATACAGAAGAATAACTTGTAGAGATTGTTTTCCTACTAAACCTATAACTGCTATGAATTTAAGCTACATGTCAACGGATCTATATAAAATTGATGACATGTCTTGGGCGGTTGATTACTGGGAAGATCTATTCTTATAAAATAAAGAACAAAAATGGCAGGATTACCACATTTTACAAACTCTAAAGCAGCAATAAACTATTACGATCCGGTTTATCTGAACCAGTTCGAGGTGCTTATAAATCCACCATCAGGAATTGTTGATTCAGCTACCACATTTAAAGGTGAAAGTATATTAGCACAACAGGTTAAAGCTATAACTGGATTGGCAGTAGATATTGCTCCTGCTCAGACAGTTAATCAGCAATATAAATTTGCTACCAGAAGATATGCTGGCGGTGAACCTTCTCAGAGTGATATGACACTTTCCATGGAATTCGAGGTTAACTTGAATGACGCTAATTCTATGTCTGTTTATAAAATTCTTAGACAATGGTCGGATTTAATCTATAATCCACTGACAGGAGCAATGGGTCTAAAATCTGACTATGTCGGATCTATGTCTATATCAATATTTAATAAAAGAGGTGATGTCTTTAGAAGAATAAGAATACCTTCTTGCTTCTTGAGCGAGCCTATAAATGCAATGGAACTTGATTATGAAACACCAGCTATATACAGCATAACTGCTAGTTGGGTTTGTGATTACTGGGAAGATCTATTCTTATAATTGGATTAAAAAATATATTTCGAAAAAAAAGGAGGCTAATTTGGCCTCTTTTTTCATTTTATGTTATATAATAGATAAAATAAATTATTTATGGATAACATATCTCCGGAAGAAATTCTCAAAAGAAAAGAAATGATGGGTGGCATAGTATATGACGACCCATCCGATGTACAAACAAAGCCAGAGGCGAAGCCAGCTGAGGTTCAGCCAGTTTTAAGCGAACCTACGAAAAAAGATGTTGTCGAAAAAAATGTATACACGGACCAACCACCGGTTCCAAATAGTTTTGGCAAGGCACAATCCGTTTCTCCTGCATTTGATACAGGATGGAAAAATTTACCAGTTGATATATTACCCTCCAAGGGAGTATATTACCCAGAAGGAACAAAACTAGCCATAAGATCAGCAGAAGTTAGGGAAATTAGACACTTCTCCACTATCGATGATGATGATAGATTGGATATAGAGGATAAACTAAGTTACATTTTGGACAGATGTCTAAGAATGGATTTTCCTGATGAAGGCGTGGTATCATATCTTGATTTAAAACAAGAAGATAGATTCTTTATAATAATGGCAATAAGGGATTTAACTTTTGTTAGAGGTGAGAATTCAATAATGCTTCAGGCAACAAAGAAATGCAACGAAACCCCTGATTGTCCGTTTAATAATGGTATTGAGTTAAGAACCGGTGTTTTAAGTTCATATGAGTTGGATGACAGAATAAATAAATACTATGATGTTGAAAGCAGAACTTTTCTATTTGATGTAAAAAGAATAGGAAAGAAAATTGAAATGTCAATACCAAGTATAGGTGTTACAAAAGCAATCTCCAGATTTATTTCTGACATGAGTAGAAAGGGCACCGAGATTGATGACGGATTTATAAAAATTGCTCCTTTTATATTTAATGAATGGAGGGATTTAACAAGCGATAGAATACTTACCCAAATGAGGGAAGCTGACTATTGGACCAAAGAGGAATATAGTTTATATTTTGAACTTTCAGAAAAGATCAGAATTGGCACTGAATTGGAAGTTAAACAAAAATGCCCTGTATGCGGTGACAAGGAGGTCACCGCTGCGATCAACTTTCCCAGCGGGTTCAGATCTCTTTTCGTTATTTCAGATATCTTTGGAGAACTTCTTTGAGATTAAATTTAGACTTTGGAAAGAGCATGGATTAGATCCCGTTTGGGTAGAATCCATACCGTTTTATGAATATCAACTATGGCTAGACATGTTGAATGATTCTATAGATAAGGAGAATACAGAAAGACAGACAGAGGATGGGGTTAAACAATTATTTAATCTGACTAAATAAAAAATGGAATATATACATTAGTATATGGCAACGGATCAGAAACTTATATCATCACTATTAGATCTCAGCAGAAATGTCGATAAGCTTTCTGGTGACATTAAAAAGAATACAACAACAACATCTGATCTTGTTGAAACCCAGACTAAAGCAGCCGATAATGCCAAAGATTTTGGAAAAATAGCTGAAGGAATAAAGGGACTTGATCTTGGAAGTTTAAAAGGAGAATTCTCACAATTAACAAAGGGTATAGAGGGATTAGATTTTCAGGGTTTATCGAAGGATCTAAAATCTCTTGATTTTAAAGGATTAACTCAGAGTATAAAAGGATTAGATTTTAAAGATTTAACTCAGGGTATAAAAGGATTAGATTTTAAAGATCTAACTAAGGGTATAAAAGGATTAGATTTTAAAG